CCTGATGCGGTATCGACTGTCATCACATACGACCGTGAGTCATCGGGGGGTGCAAATTCCGCGTATCCCGTCTCGCTCGTAGCAACCGGTATCTGATGAGTTAAGGTTTGCAAGAGTTGCGGTCGAATCAGCGTATAGGAGGTTGATAAAAATGAACACTCATATTCTTGTGCAAATTTTTCGGGGCCGCCAATATTTCGTGCGGTTTCTTCTTTCCATTTCTCGTCGCGCCCCGGCACTTCACTCCAATGCACAAACAAAGGCTTGAAGTCATTGGCCCCTGATTTAGCTTCCGCCCAAAACTTATGAAACAAGTTCATTCCATTTGGCGTTGAAACAATAATCAGCTTGGTGGTTTTACCAGACGTGATAGTCGGAAAAGTCGATGCATAAAACTCATTCGCAATATTTTCGGGGACGAATGCAAACTCGTCGAGCAGCAACACGTTATAGGAGCCACCGCGAACAGCACTCGATGATGTCGCTGCGGCAAACGCGGTTGACCCATTTGCAATTTCAATCTCTAGTCGCGCCCAACGAACCACCCCTTGTTGCAAAAATCGAGGCAGATTTTCATAGGCAAGTTTCAATCGACCAAGCAAATCTCCCGCGGTTTTTTGTTTATTCGCGGACACACAGACACGCACGTTGGTATTGAACAGAATATACCACAGAAAGTAGCCGATGACGGTTGTAGATTTACCAACCTGTCGGGAACACATCGTAATGCTGAACCGATTGCTGTTGTAGCATTCCACCATCTTTTCTTGGAACGGCCACATTTCAAACGGCACCAAGCCTTTATCGACTTGGATAATTTTCATATAATTTCTAATGAAATACACGGGGTCTTTGGAACACTTCACGAATTCGCGAAGTTCCTCAACAGTATATTGATACTTGGCGTCCGCGGTGGGAAGCTGTCCAGTTAGCTGACCAGACCCTTTATAAACTTCATCACGTACCATAAGATTTATTGTCTACTAGGATCAATTAATTTTAAAAGTTCATCCGGTGAACCATTGAATACAATACCTTTGTCAATATTCACTTGACTTGTAGGAGCCTGGGCTGTTTTTGCTGCAATCCGAATTTCAGCAGAGGTTTTATGTAGTTGTTGAAGCTCTCTGTGTGATTCTAGTGTAGCCCGAGCTAAATCTGCAACTGCCTCAAACGCCCGTGGCGTGTCGGTTTGCTCCGCAACCTCTACAGCACGATGCAACGTGCCCTGAACTTCTACAGCAACAGACTTTAACGAGCCACGAGAGAATTCAAAATCTTCGCGGGCCAGACGTTCCGCGTCTGATTCTTGAACAGGTGATGAGGCAACCGCAGGTAAAACTTCCCCAACCACCGCTACTTCCAGTGAAGTATTCGAAGTTGACATATCAAAAATATTATTTAAATTTTCTTTTGTGGTTTCATTCACTACCGCACTCCAGAAACATCCACGTCGATGTATGTTTAAGGTTTATCTTCCCACAGGCGGCGGTTTATCGCCACTATTTGGGTTTTTTCACCGACCCGTCGGGGTTTAAGTCTTGACTATTATCGCGCACGGCCTTCCAATATTTATACGCATCTTTTGCTACCGCATTTTGCACAGCTAGAAAACGTGATACTGGAATCGCAACAATCGTGTTCGAACCAATGGTGCCAACAAGAAACCCGACAATCTTTTTTTGTTCTTTTGAAATGAGCGGAGATCCAGACGACCCTCCACCGACGCCCGCTTGTTGAAGCACAAGAGTGCCTTTCCAATTAATATTACCAGACATGATGGGGCGATCTAATGACATGTTCGAAATAATTCCTTCTTGAATCTGTCGCCCCAATCCTAACGGAGAGGCAACATTCCAATACTGGGCGCCATCCGACAATGTCGATTCATTTCCCAGTGCAATCGTTGGCCACGACTCGTTGGAGAGCACTTTGAATACCGCAAAATCTTCTCCGCGAGATTGATATCCGACAAATATCGGAGACGCTGGCCAGAACTTCTTTGCATTTGATCCGGTTTCGTCAAAGGAAATAAAAAAGGACTTGCTATAGGGATTCGCGGAGTGTTCTTTTGTGCTGTCATCCGACCCAATGCAATGTGCAGCAGTCACAAACAAATATCCATTCTCTGTCTTATCAAACGCGGTCGACGTGCAGTGCATTCTCATACCGCCATCTTCTTGCTGTGAATAGAGAATACCGACCGCCATTTTTGCTTTTTCAATCCAAGCATGGTCATTGGTGGCAAAAACAGGCGTAGTAAAAGCAGAAAAGCTCATCACTACAACCATGATACAGGCGATGACGGTTTTATGTGACCACATGATAGTTTCTCCTATTTCGAATTATTATCCACCAATTTCTACATCAGTACCACTAAACGGATCTGCTTGCTTTATATCCGTATAATTAGTAATCGTCGTTGTTACATTAACAGGTTTAATAGGTGCGGCGTTTAACGGATTCGGTTTAATGTCAATTCGCACCTGACGCGCAAAGTCCCGTAAATCAATTTGGCTAGATTCATTAAGTAATCGTCCCGTAGAATTTTCTAGCTTAAATCGCTCAAGCGCATCTGTAATTATATATGCGGGTTCTTCAATAATTACATCATTTGGAATTTCGTACAAGTCCACCATAATATGACGAATAATTTTCGGATCAACCGCCGCTACTGGGCCGTAAAACGTTGCAGATACATTAAACGAAAACGTTAAAATAATTTCCCGATAACCAGACGACCCTTCAAGACCAGCAGCTTCATAATTATCAGTCCATTGCGGAGAACCATCTAACACGATGCGCATACGATCTAATATACCTAATGAAGGCAACAACCGAAGCATTAATGAATAGTCTGGCGTAAATATTGGTACAATTTGCTCAACTATTTGATTCGCGTCTTCAATAGCATCCACGAGTGCATATAAATTGAACGTTAAAATATATGGTGTCCCCGTAAAATATCGACGCATTGTGTTAGGAGATAGATCACGAGTTGGCGACAATCGTTGATTTAAACTATTAAGTTTTCGTGCTGCGTCATATCGCAACCCAGTCATTTCATATCCAAATCGCGGCAGTACAACCGATTTTCGATTTGCTAAATCGGGGTCGGTTCGTAATCGCGTTAACCACGCGTCTCGCGCAGAGTACTCAATCGGCACAACAATTCGTTGAAGTTCTTCGGACTCTCCATCGGGCGTTTCTCGTCGAAGAATTGTGATATTTTTGAAAACTGATCCAAATGCAACATGATATTTTCGAAGCAACTCGTGATAGAATGGCGCAAACATATTACACCCCTCCTACGATTCGATGCTGCTGACGGCGATCAATAATATCATTATCCTCTTCATTCAGGTATTCATTGTCTGCGGTTGGATCGGCGGGCAAGAGCATTGTATCCGGATCTTCGTCGAGATAATAGGCCGCCCCCGAGCTATTTCCTTTAACTAATTGTTGTGTCGCAAAGGTGCCGGTAATATTTGTAACACGAAGAATTTTGTTAGTGTCATCCCATGAAACAACATTACCCGTCGCGGCCGCTTCGCTTAAACTGCTACCCTGATATATTTTTTCATTTGCCGTATATGTGCCGGAACCAGAGCCAAGCTCAAGATCGAGTTGATATTCATATTGTTGCGCATATTCATCAATCTCTTCTTCTCCCGTTTCAATAACTTCATGACTGTATGTCCAAATTTCACAATGTACTTCGTAGAACGTTAATTTACCAAGGGGATAAAATTGCCCTTGTGATTTTTCATGTTCTACGAATTTAACTTCCATCATTACGTTCAGAGGATACGGGAAATAAATTAAGTCGCCTTCTGTGGGTCGTGCTGCTGGCGCAAGAATTCCAGTTGCCGGAGGCACTGAAAAATATTCATTGGTGACCGTAGTCGTAAACGCAGAATTAATTGTTAACGACGAATTATTCGTTACCGCCGTCACGGCGCGTAATTGTCCACTACTAACGGTAGTAATGGTATCACCAACCCGCACGTCTTTTTTAAATCGAGTGTTTGTGCCTGTTACGGTTGTGTTTGCTGTATCTGCACTAATTGTCCCTGACGTGCGACGCGTCGCAGGAACTAACTGTTCAAAGCGTTCCCTAGAAATAAGAATGGTAACTTTATCATCAACTCGCAATCCAAACTTACTTAAGAAATCTCCCTGTCCATCCCATCCCATCACGTTTTTAACGTATGTTTCAATATTATAAACCGACGTAAATTTACTTAAAACGTCTTCATTATACAACGTGTCTTCCCGTCGCATCGAACGGGGCATATACACTACATCTAAGCCATGAAATTTGATGGCCTCGGTCATTAAGCTCTGAAGAAGATTCTGTTCGTTCGTATCATCCCACCAGCGAACGTATTGGTTGGTCGCCATTGACAACCTCCTACATTACCAAAAATTCTGGAGGTAATTCAAAATGCGAACGAATGCGTTCTTCCAATTCCGTGACTTCTCGATTGCCTTCCTCGTATATTCCACGTCCGTTGAAGGTGACGCCTCCTGGCATTTGAACTCCTTCATACTTGATGAGGTTTTGCCCCCATTGACGTTTTACAAGGGCCGTGGCATAGTCACGAAGAAATCGGTCGCTCCATATTTTTGAATAGCTGGCAGGATCTAATATTCGCTGCACCTCGGCCACAATATAATCTCCTGCACGAACCCGTCGATTCCAGTCAATGTCCAAATACAGTTTATTGACATAACGATTGAATCGTACTTGCATATCTCCCACGAACATATCATTAAGCATTTCCATGTGTGATCGTGTGAGGAAATAAGGAATCACACTACTACTGGTCAGCCACGACAGGTCGTTCATTAAAAACTGATAGTTCGCAGAAAATAATCCCGTTCCGCGCCCTGATGAAAACCCATCAAGGGTTAGTACTCGGTATACCGTCATAACAAGATTAGAAAGCGGGACG